GTCTACACCACTATCAATAACTACTTCATCTAGTTGATTAGGAACGTCAGCAAATCTACCTTCTCTATATGCAGCTTCATATTCAGGTGTGCCATACATCACTGTTCCATCTTGAGCTTTAGTAAGATTAGGAGGAGACATTGCAGAAGAACCAGAGTTACGTGAATACATCATACCTGATGCACCTGGAAGACTTCCTCCTGTTTGGTACTTATCTAACCAACCACCGTTTTGAAAGTTAAATTTCTTATATCCTTTTAACCAGTTTTGTTTATAAAAATTTACTTCACTAGAAGGTATTGAATTTGGCTCTACATATTCATGAAATGTTGAACCTAGTTTATTCATTCTCTTAATAGCTTCTTCAAAATTTGGATTAGTTAATGATGTTATGGGTATTTCTGCTATATATTTTGTTGGATCTGCATCTGATTTCCCCCAGTTTTTATTAAAAACACTAGCAGCATCACTAGCGTATTTATCTGCTACATTAACATTGGCACTCATATAAAGATCATCACCAAATGTGGAACCAGTAGGAGGTCTTACCACACCTGAGTTAATAGCATCTTCAATCCCACTTCTACCAATACCTCTATAATAAAAATTATTAGGGTCAGGTTTAAATTTATTAGGATTTAGTTTAAAATAAGTCAATTGATTAATTGGAGTCCTCATAAGTTCCGAGAAAGATCCAGCTCCTTTTGGTGAATACCTCTTTAATTTTTCGGATACCTTTACAGCATCAGAAACATCATCAACACCTTTATACTGCTTATATAAATTTCTAGCTCCTTTTAATATCTTACCCCATTGCGCCTCAGGTACATCTCCACCATTTTGATATTTATCTAACCATCCCATTATTTATATGATATTTGTGATGGTGATACAATAAACTGACTTACTATATGTGTTGTTGATCTATTATCAAGTATATGTCTTATCTTTAAATTCTTAGCTCTAAGTGGAGACTTTTTAAATGACCTAGCTCCATAATCCATATTAGGTTGATTAACTTCTTTATCCAAAGATAAGGATTTACATGAAGTTAAAAATAAAGGTAACTCATCATTTTTTTGAAGAGCCCAAAAAGTATTGTATTGATAGAAACTATCTGTCTTTGCATATGTAATAGTTTTACTATCAGTATTTAATATAGGATACTGTAAGTAAGATGATAAATTATTCTCAGGCTTTGGAACTAATTTTAAAACTCCTGTTGACTGTTGACCGTTGTAAAGAACAGCTTTATTAAACCATTGATTATCAACTTGAATTTTTCTATTTGTATCAAAGGATCCAGAAACTTCTGGTAAATAATTGTAAACTTTACTGTAGTCTTTTACATTCTGTAGTATCTCATCATGATATGTATAAGAAAATGGATACTCTATAATGTACGGTTCAATATCTCCATAATAATAATTATATATAGAAACATTTTTTAAATGTGTCCACAAGCATCCTGTTATAGAATTTGTATAAGTAGTATCTACCCAGGTCTCGTTATCTATAGGTTTTAACATTACAACCTGTTCATATAAACAAGTTCCTTTTGAAGCAATTATTATATTAGTTGAATCGTTGGGAACATTTACAGCAGTGCCAGAAATTAAATCATCTAGAGATATGTCCTCTATTAATATATTTCCACTTTCGTCTTTTATATCAAAAGGTTCTGCTCCAGGTGCAGACGCTGTTATTTTTATGTTTATTTCTTTAGCCATATTTTTATGTTCTTATAGACATGCTCCTATTAATGTTGCTCCTGGTATTGCTACACTTGCACAAACTCTTAAGGTTTGCCCAGATCCTACAGATATTGATTCTTGTTGACCGAAGCAATTAGTGTAATAGATTGCTGTTGGTCCAGTCACTTCATACTCATTACAAGTTGCTGATATTGTAGTGGTAGTGGTAGTGGTAGGTGCGCCAGTAGTACTAGTAGTTGTTGTATTTGCACTTAATGATTTACACACACATGACATTATTGATGAACCTGATGTTATATTTATTCCAGAATCAGCTCCATTTATAAGAGTGTAAGGTGCAGTGGGTGAAAGAATATATGATTGTGATAACGAGTCAAATATTATAATATTATTTTCATACTCAAAGATAACTTTTCCTTCTACAGAACCTATATTAGCTTCAGTATTTAAAGCTCCAGTGGAATACTCATATTCTGAAATATAATAAATAGATGATAAAGTATCTTTATTTACAACTAACACTCTACCATTAGTAGTGTACAACATGTTACTTGTCGCTTCTCTATTATTCTGTAATGTAAACTTTGTTGTACCTGTAGCAGCTAAAGTTGTTATATCTAATTCTATTCCATTTGCTGGAGAACTATTATCAATAGCAATTAATGTTGTGTCATTTATAGCTACAATAGAATCTACTGTTCCAAAACCTATTGGTAAAGTTATTGTTCTTTTAGGACCAGTTGCAAACTCATTTCCAGTTACTACAAATGGATCCAGTTGATCAATATCCCACTCTTTAATATCTGAGGACACTGACCAAAATTTAGTTGACGTAAGAGCTATATCCGAAGGACTTGTATATCCAGGAATTGTTAAGTCTACTAAAGTTAGATTTCTTGATTGAGGGTTAGCTGTGCTAACTCTATTGTTTCCTAAATCTAATATTAAGTTGTTACATTCTTCTATAAAAGGAATTGCAGTAGTGGTTGTTGTGGTTGTCTGTACACAACTACAATCGTACATGTCAGATATTATTCCATTATATATTTGAAACACACTATTGTTAGATCCATAAGTTTCGTTTGTCCAATACCACCCATCAGGAGCAGGGGTGCAATCACCATTGCTTCCTAAGAATGCTTGTTGACCTACTTCTAAGCTATAATTTACTTGTATGGTAAAACTAATAGGGAGTGTAGAATTTGTAGGATTTTGAACATTACTTGTAAGTGTAACAAAACCTGCTGCATCACAAGCATCTTTTGCATTTCCAGAACTTATAACTGGAGACTGTCCAACTATTTGATAACCTTCAAATATTACTTTTTCAACCACTGTTGAAGGTCTTGCACATATTGTAGTGGTAGTCGTAGGAGGAACAGTTATAATTCCAGTACCTATTAAGTCACATTTTGTTGGTATGAAAAAACCATTATCCATTTCGCAATCTTTCAATGTAGTGCTAGTAGTTGTTGTTGTAAATAATGGATCTCCTGTTGTTGTAGTTGTAGTTGTGTTAATTGTAGCTTTTGTAATTGGTCCTGCTATTACTTCTAGGTTAGGTTTTGCATTTGTTGAACAGCACCCATTTATACCAGAATAATAAAAGTTATTTTCTCCTATATAAAAGTTAGGTAAGTATGAATGAAACGATATCCAACTTTGACTATTAAAATCAAAAGACATTGTCCAAGATTTATTGCAAAAATAAGTTTCATCATTTAAAGAAATTACTCTTATTGGTACAGGTGTTCGTGCAAACGCTTCTGATGCCCCTGTTCCTAATTCAACATAAAAATCTCCTGTATTTTTATTGTATTTAATATCATCACTAAGAGGTGTATAGTCAAGTTTAGTAATAATTACTCTTTCAAACTTGCTATCATATACACCGTGTATTCCAATACCATTGAAATGATTGTCAGTATCTGCATTAGGAAAATACTCTAGTATTTCAAAAGGTAAATGATCTGTCATAAATCTATTTACACCTGAGCCATATCCAGTAAGATCTGCCACTTGACCACCGTTTACTAAAAACACTTGACCTCTTTTTGCATCCACAGTTATCTGCCCTTGAGGTATTTTTAATAAAAACTTATTTTGAGTCCCTACATATCCAAGATCTGTTTCAGCAAAGTCAATAGGTGGTGATGAATCAAATAGATTAGGGTTACCTATATAAGCCGCTTGAGGATTACTAGTATCAATAGTTAGCAAGTTGTTATATAACAGTGACTTATTCTCAAATCTTGCAAGTATCGCTTTATTTTGAATACCATCTAATGATACAAGATTTCCATAGTTTTGTGGAAAATCATGGAATGATAGTGCTCTATAAACTAACCAGTTATTTACTCTAACGTCAGCACTTGCAGTAGCAGCATCAGAATAAATAGCTCTAAAAGGATACACTGTGTAGCATAAATCTTCTTTCCAATCAGGAGGAAGGTGTGTAAATACATTCTCTTTATTTTGTTTAGAGAATGTTACATTATAATAGTATGTGTTATCTTGAACAATAGGTACGTTTGTTTCTTGTAACCAATCATCAGGAATACCACTACTTACATGAGGCCAGAAGTCTCCTTCTTTATTATTAAATGCTTGACGTAAATCTGTATTATATACAGTCTCACAATAGAAACTAGGAATACCGTATGCAAACAAATACATAAACCCATCATAAAAAGTTCTATAAGAACCTCCTGTAATAGGATCTATTGAAGATGGATCATTAGGACAATCTAAATTGTGAGCTTTATATGAAAAGAAGTTTGCAGCTGTAGCATCATCAATTTCAGCATTTTCTAGTATTGATCTTGAAGAATGCCAAAACCTAGGATATGCTATGTTTCCAATTTCATCAAAGAACACATCACTATCAACAGGAGCACCTACTCTATTATCAATAAAGAAAGGAAGTTTAGTTTTATATGCAAACCTAGAAATAAATGTATCTCCCCCAAATACTGTTGATGTTCCACTAGTTTGTTTAGGAACTTGATAACCTGTGTCTACAGTGTTGTACGAATATATCTGTCCATATTGATTAACTACAATATTTTTCATTGATGCGTAATATGATACAACAGACAGGTCAAATTCTTTTTGAGGAGTTCCACATGTTCCAGCACTACCGATAGTGTATCTTGATTTGTCTACAATAGAAGGTTCTCCAAGAGGGGTTAACAAACTATTCGTATCACTTGGAAAAGGTAGTTGACTTACACTAGCATTATTTTTAAAATCTCTATTCTCAATTGTTTTTATAAACACTGAGCTTTCTCTATTCCAATTGTTTACATTATATTCATTTGGCGCAAGAGATTGTACTCCAGGTATTAGGTATCTTGCAAAATCAATATCTCTTTGTTTAATACCTATAACATTTGTACCAAACTCATTATTATCAATATCAAATGAATAATCATAACTAGCTCTAGAGTTATATGACTGTGCATAATTTCTTCTAGTTATACCATTTATATATATTGTTAAGTATGTTTGATATATAGTAAATGCTACACTTATACTAAAAGTATCTGTCAGATCTGCAACATCACTTGCACTCTTTAATGCATCTTGCTGTGCTTCTAAAGAAAGAAGTTTATATTTAGCATTATCTTTAACTTCTGCAAAGTGACCTTTACCTGCACCAAACATTACACTTTCAAGTTTTAATACATTTCCTAAGAATGGCTGTCCAAAAGATGTGTCTGGTGAGTTAAATATTTGTCTATAAGAAAGACCTTCTTCATCATTTAATTCTGTAATTGGTTTAAGTGGTTCTTCTAATTTACATCCTAATGTAGATCTTCTACTTTTTCTAGTATTAGTAATTTCTCCAGGAGGCATTTCTTCTTCTGCTGTAAGTTGATTTGTCTTGCTTAATGTACAAGGCCAAAACTCACTATTTCCATACTCTTGAGGAGCAACACCGCCTTGAGCAACTCTTGCAAACTCAGGATTATTAGCATTGGAGCCAAAGATACAACTCCACCCACACAACCACTCAGTCTCATAAACCTCTGCACTATTATCATCTGTAAAAGGATCATACCAATACGCTCCCCAACTAGCACAAGTATTTGCAGCTATTTCGTAAACATCATAATTACCAGGACCTATTAAAATCCTACCAAGAAGAGCAGTTGGTCTTGTAAGGGAACATATTTCAATCCTTGTGTCTAATTCAATAGTTGCTTCTGCAACTCTACCATTTGATGCGCTTGTGTATTCATATACTCCTTGCTCATCATTTATTGTAATTTCAATAAATCCTAAATCAGGCCAAGAAAATATTGTTTCAGTTGAAGGTAGATATAGTAACCAAGGTTCTGATTCTGCAGTCCAAGCGTTATTAGATTCAGCTATATAAGGATCACTTCCTAAATCATTATAGGGATAATTTGGATAATAATATTCTTGCTCATCTCGAGTGTAAGTGTTTACATTCCTAAGCATTCCTTTTGCTATCACAGACTTATTAGTCCCTCTGTCTGCTCTTATAATCTTATATCCAACAATATCATCTTTTTGATCATCTGATAAATTAGAGGTAGATATTATTGAATTAACTTCACTATTACTAATTTGTACACCTATTGGAAACACTGCATCATTTTGCATACTAGGTACAATCTGATCATTGTCATAAACAATTTGACCGTTCTCAATAATAGGGCTAACTAAAACATCTGGAAATTTATGGTGTCTAATCTTTTGTCCAGATAAATCTCCCCACACATCATCTTGACAAGGATATTCTTCTGTAGATTCCCAAAATGCAAATTCACCATATTGATAAGGTCCTTTATAACTTGCATCTGTAGGATCATAACCTGAAGAAAACTCAGAAACAGTTGATGTATTATAAACTTTCCAATATGATTTATATCCTACATCACCTATATAGTAATCAGGTTCACCAATAAAATCACTATTTGTACTTGATACATCTTGAGGGTTGTCTACACCAGGATTTATTTCTCTTCCTGGAATATGAAAACCATCTGTTTGTTTACCGTTTCTTAGTAAGAAGACTATTTCAAATGCATATACCTCATCACGCATGTACCCACGTAAGTGAGTAGCATTTAGTTCATCTGCATAACTTTCATTTGCTGGAATTCTATGTGTCTCCCACTTAAGGTTTATTTGACTTGCAATAGACTGATAATTAATTCTATCAATAGATGTAAGGTTGTCCCATACAAGAATATCTTGTACAGCTGTAACATCTTGAGCTATATCATAATATGGAAACTTTTCAAAGATATCAATCATTGCTAATTGAATAGCTGTTTGATCTGCTCCTGTATAAGTGATATCTTTAAAGGGCTCTTCAATATTATAAGTACCTACCAATTCAGCAGAGCTTATATTATTAATAGTTTTTATTACAGCTAAATTAAAATATTGAAACTGTCCTGTTATATCTAAATTATTTACACTTAAAACAATAGATTTACCTACAGGGTAATCAAAGTTTACCGTTGTTACAAACTCATCAGCAATAGGAGTTGGGTTTGTTATAGAGTAATATGAGGTAAGTTCATTTCCAGTAGCATCTGCATATTGAATTGCAAACTGATAAGTTCCTGCAACTAAAGTTCCTACATTTTCAACTTTGGAAACTTCTAAAGAAGGTATAGAAAAATTAGGCTGTATTTTAAGTTGATTACAATCTAACTCATTACCATATACAGGATCACAACTAGGTGTTCCTGCTATAAGTTTATAAGGAATGTCTTCTATGTCTAAATATCTTCTAGAGTTAATTCCGTCTGTCCAGTATATCTCTGTTGTACAGTTAGTTATTCTGTGTACAATTTTAGGAATAGGGCTTTGTGTGCTAAAGTTTAAACAAGGAGCATTGACCAATACACGATATACACAATCATTGTTATCCATGTATCCTATCTCACTCCCTCCTGTATCAGGATTAACTAAAAAGAAAATATTCTTTTTCTTCTCTGGAATAAAATGTTTTCCAATTAATCTATATCCAGTAGTAAAATCAAGACACAGTTCATTACCTGGCTCATTTTGATAGTTCACAGAACTAGAGTCAAAGTTTTCTATAGCAGCATTTAAAGCATATGTAAGCCTTCCAGGACCAACCTGATTAATAGAACTGTCTAGATTTAATCCTGTTCTAGCAGTTGCAGAATTCATTGTTATATTACTTCTTCTCCCCTTTCCAGAAGTTCCTGAAGTGCCATTTGATTGATCGTTAGCCATAGTTCTTAATTATTGCGTCTTCTTCTACTTCCGTATCTGTTAGTTCGATTAGGAAGTTCATACATATTGAACCTGTTTAAATCTTTTTTAATTCTTCTTTGCTTTTCCCATGGAGTCTGTTTCTTAATTTCAATTTCTGCTTCTATATACTTTTCGTTATACTCTTGTTTGTAGTATGCTAACTTCTGCTGAAGTTGATTAAAAGTTTCATCATTTGTTTGATTAGTTAATATCTCAAACACTTTAAATTTAATAAATGCTTCAACAAACTCTGCTATACGATAATTATCAGGAACTAATTGATTACCTATATCATCATATTCTGTAGCATAAAATAATAAATGCACTACACCGTTTCTGAAGTTAGTTACAAATTTGTTATCTCTAATATCAAACGAATCATAAGAAGCAGATCCAGGAGTAAACTCACGAACTGGTGGAGCAAAGTTGTTCCAGTCACTTCTATAATTTACATCACATTGTTTTCTAGTAGATATATTTCCTGGCTTTAGTAAATAACTATGTCTATATGATCTAGCTATTTCATTATTTGTTTTATATACAGCTTGAACTAACGTGGGCATACATGTACCATCACAACTTGGATGTTGACACTCAGGGTTATTACAAGGCGTACCTCCTATTGTTAGGGGTGATATTTGAATAGTTGTTGCATTTGCTGCCTGAGAATAAAAAGAAGAAGCTGCAGGGTATGGATTACCTGGTATCGATGCACACATCCAAGCTTCCCTAACTGCATGAAAGTTATCTGGTAATCTTGCCTCAAAGTCTTCTATAAACAAAACTTGTTCACTAATTACGTAAGTGGTTCTTCCTAACTTTTTTAAACACTTGTCTAAATATGTAGGGAACAACAAATCATCCACTGCACCAGTATCAAAGTAACTTTTAAGTTCTTCTTTTACAGTTGCATATAGAGGCTCTGGTGAGACGAAATTGTATTTATAATAGTATGACATAGCTTATTTTTTCCATTCGTTGTATGTATGTTGGTACTTTTTATCGGTCTTTATATAGTGGGAGAGTAATCTTGATGTGTCTCTAGATGGTTTAAAATACCAAAGATCTGCATTTCTAAATCTTGCAGATTCTTTAAACCATAACCACCCAAAAAAATATCCTTCAGTGTGATAATTAAAGTTGTATATAACTTTACCTTTCTCTTTAGTTTTTTGCCAATCAATAGGAAGATTGATAAATTCTTTTCCTCCTACTCCTTTAACCTTTCTTCTTTTCTTTTTGTTTATAGAAAAGTCTCCAAAACCACAGGGAAGTTTTTCTTTTTCACCTGTTTCTAATATGTGATGTTTAAAAGAGTCATTAAATGCATAAAGTATATTTCTCCACTCATCAAAGTTTAAATTTACAAGTGGATTCTTTTTACAAAAATCATTGTAATTATCTTTACTCGCACTTCTCCAATCAACAGAGACTCTAGACATTTATATAGTTTTTAATTCGTAGGTTGAGCATTTGGTGCCTGTCCATCTATACCTTCATTACTCATATCAGTCTTAATTTGAAAGTATGTAGATAATAGTTTTGTAGATGTCATAGCTAACACTTGTTGCTGTAAGTACCCTGGTAATGCATATTCTTTATCTAAAGGGTTCTTACAATACTCTTCATCTGTATACTCAGGACTTCCACAATCACAATCTGGATACATTATTTCATTAGGTATGTCTTCTTCAAATAATGCAGCCATTCTTACTAACTTTAACAATGGGTTACTAATGTACATATATCCATTAGATATCCAGAAGTAACTTTGCTTTTTAATTATTGGTAACTTTAATAAATTTAAGTATCTATTTATTGTTATCTCTTTTAATTTAGTACCTTTTCCTCCCATAGCATTTATAGAATATACACCTTGAATTACATATTGGTAATTCCCTTCAGACATTCTTGGAAGTTTATATTTTGTTCTTGCAACTGTACACTCATCAGCAAACTCACAACATTCAGAAATAGGAACCTCTACCATTTCCAAACAAGGAATAGTGGTAAATAAAGTATCACTGGCCCAGAGTTTTCTTATATTAGTTTCTCTTTTAATTAAAGTTAATGCGTTAACTCTAACTTCAGAAGCTATTGCTCTGTCAGTTATAAGTGCATCAGTAGATAAGATCTTATGTGTAGATCTTATATCTGAAACCAATTTTCTCAATGTTGCCATAATTATATTCTTTCTTCAAATTCAGCCACCTTGCCTACTTTAAAATCATAAACTAGAGCTAGGGCAGCTCGTACACTATGTACAAAATTATTATCTTTATGCCACCTATCTGTTCCAGATAAACTAGGCATTTGTTGTATCCTCACCCCTTTTATTTCTTTAGCCATATAGTGATGCTTATCACCTGTATGAACTTCTCTATATGTAGCATCACCAAACCATTTACTATACTTTGGATGTGTTGCAAATAATAAAGGCAACGCCTCTATTTTACAGTTACCGTGATGGAAGCCAATAAATGTGCTACCTATTACAGTTGCTTTTACTAAGCCTTCTTCTCTATCAAAAAATACATCTGGCTCATCTTGAAAGTATACCTCTAATGCATGTGCTAAATAAAATGATTTAGTTCTATCATGGTTACCTTGAACCAATATTACTTGAACATCTATAGAGTTTGACTTTAACATCTTAATAGTATCTACAAGAATAGCAAATCCTAATTCATACTCACTGGCATAATCTAATATGACATCTTGAGGAGTTCCGTTTGTTGTTTGGTTTTGATAATTATCTGTATGAAAAAAATCATTTGATATAGGAAAGACCACTCTATTTATATCATATACTGACTTAACTTTGTGTATTAGTTTTTTAGCTATATTAATAAATCTAACAGCTCTAGTTCCAGGATCATTATCACCATCTACATATCTTTTTGCTAAATGAAAATCTGAAAGAGATAACTCAATATCTATAAGATCTTTATTTTCATTTCTTTCTGGTGCAATAGTTGGAATGTAGTTTGACTTGTAATTTTCTAAAAACTGTTTAAAGTCTTCTGGTGTATAATCTTTAGGTTGTTTTCTTTTAGAAAACACAGAAGATGTAAACTTTCCACTAGGGAGTAGTTTAGACCAGTAGTTTGTAATTATATATTTAGTTAAATCTATTTTATGAAGTGCTGCTAAATCTACTTCATCTTTTGGTTCAAAGTCTAAAGTAACAGTGCTCTCTAATGTACCTTTTTCATTATTTACTTTTTTTATAAATTCAACTTGCTCACTAAGTTTTCCTGCATCTTTTATAAATGTTTCTTCTGAGTCTTTATTCTCTTTTTTTATATCTTGTATGAGTTCATTTACTTCTTCTTCTGTAATTTGTAACTTTTCAGCATAAAACTTTTTACTCTTTTTCCAAGCTAACATTGACTTTAACTGTATAAGTAAATCTTCAGAGTATGACATGTGGGTGTGGGTTTAGTTAAATATTGTAAAGATATGTAATTTATTTTGGATATTACAAATAAATTTACTAAGGATGGTTATTCTTTATAACTAATTTGGTTATAAATAAAAAACTCCCAGGGCTATTACACCCCAGGAGAAGTCTTGTAAAACCAACAAAACAAGACTTTTTATTATGGAGAAGCTACTAGTATCTCTATAGATGTTTGGCAACTTCCAAAAGATACTACTCTAATAACACTTGTGCCATCAGGTATTTTATCTGTTGGATATCCTGCTAGTAACTGTGCTCTATTTATGTTTTGTTCAACTGGTGCTGTAAACCCATTTACATCTGAGTATATGTAAAAAGGTCCTGTATCTACACCTAGTGTTCCAAATTGTATTGCTCCTGTCATCTTTTATGTTATTATTACTTGTTCATAATTACTACACTTAAGGTTTGAATTTTGAACCCTAATCGAAGTAGTTCCAGAAGGAAGAGATGTTAGATATCCAAAGAGGGATGTCAATATTGTTATTGAAATACCTGTTGCAAAAGGTGTTACAAAACCATCTACATTTGAATAAATATCTACAGGTCCAGAACATACCCCTGCTGAGGTTAATCTAACTATTGCATTAGTTGGTGCTGCCATATTATTATTTTATTTTATTTAAGGACAAATTCCTATAGGACTGAGTATATATCCATTACTATCTACTCTAGCACTGTATCTTGATGCGTTTGTATTAAGTTGTATTTTATAATACTGTCCATTACCTACAAATGGATTAGTTCCAGAAACGTTATTAAGTATTCTATCACCTACACTGAGTGTTCCTATTGCTTGATGTTGTATATAACAAATAGAGTCTAGAGTTAAAAAGCAATTAATAGTTATAGGAGATGTATTACTAGATATTGCTCCTGGATCAATAGTACCACTACTAGGTGTAGTACTTGTTGTTGTAGTCACTGGTGTTATATAAGTTGCAGTAAGACCATTTAAGCTACAATCACATGTGGTGGTTGTAGTAGTAGTACTACTTGTACTAGATGTAGTTGTTGTACTTGTACTTGAAGAACTTGTACTAGTAGTTGTTGTTGAAACTACTATTACACCATCAAATACAAAGAGTTGATTAGCTGATTGCATTACATAAGATTGAAAGAATGGAGTTATCAATTCATCAATACAAGGATTGCATATATCATTTGGTTGATAGAAATTTCCATTTTGTACTATCTTATTTCCAAAATCCCAAGATCCTGATTTTAAGTTACTCATGGTTGCCTGTACAATAGCTCCAGCTTGAATAAGTAATTGACCAGATTGCGTAACGTTACCTACACTTATTGTAGAGTTTACAACAGGTAGTCCGTCTACAGTTATTATAAGATTTACAGTTCCTACAGTTGTTGGCGTATTAGTCTGTAATGTCCAATCAAATTTATAAGGAGGAGGAAGTGTTGTAGAAGTTGTTGTTGTTGATGTACTCGTACTAGTTGATGTACTAGTAGTAGTTGATGTACTACTTGATGAAGTAGTTGTAGTAGTTGGGCAATTAGTTGGTATGTCAATACAATTAGTACAGTCACCTACAGAACAAACTCTAATAATAGTTGCACCTATAGGAAGTGTTACCACATAGCCATCTTCTAAATCATTAGCTGGTACTTGTGTCTCGAAAGGAGAAGTATACCCATCTGCATCTGAAAATAAATCAAATGGTCCAGCAATGCCAGACGGAGGGATAGTTATGGTTATTTGTATTAACATATCTTATAGTGTTGTGTTTGTTTTATTGTAATAAAATATCTACATAATTAATGCACTTGCCATCAGCCTTAACTCTCACTGTAGTTGAGTAATCTGGTACAACAGAGCTAGTATATCCACTTAATAATAATGTTCTAGACACACCTGTTTCAAAAGGAATATCAAAATTATCTTTATTTGAATACAACTCAAAGTTATCAGCATCGCTGCCTGCAGTAGTTAATGTTAAAAGTACAGTCATAATTATGAACAGCAGTTATTGTTAATGGTTGTTATTTTGTTGTTTATATCAATTATTTGCGCTTTCATTGCAGCAATTTCTTGAGTATTTGTAACTTGTTGAACTTGTAATGCACAAAGAAGTTGATCAATTTTAGATAATGCAACATTTAATGTGTCACATGCTTCTATATTTGTACATGGAGTTGTGGGTCCATTATACACAACTGTGCTTGATAAAGGACCTTTTGTTCCACAAGAGTTTGAGGAGCAGTTGCAATTTGAAGTACATCCACAAGGACTATTTAGAACTACATCAGTGCAGCAAGGGTTTACAGGTAAGTATGCCATTTTGTTTTATTTTAAGGTATGTAAATTATATAATATGCTCCATATCCAGGTTGCCAGTTGCTATGACCTTGTCCACCACCTGTATCTGCTAGTGATACACCAACACTTAGTGTCTGAGTAACTTCACTTGTTAATCCATTTGTAGCTGGAGATGATGTTCCTCTTAGTCCGTATCCTAAATTACCACCAGTTGAATAACCTTGTCTTACTTGTTGGTTAGTTTGAACTGGATCTTGAGTGTTAGCAGTACCCAGTGAAACCATCTTGTGACTGTGAGTACTTGGAGTAAGACTAGAGGTTACAGTTGAAACGTGTGTATGTGGAGGTATTTGAGATGTTGTTAATGTTGCTCTGTAATCTCCACTAGTAGTACCTAAACTCCATTCTGGAACTTGTCCAAGAATTGGAACTACAGCTGGATCAAGACCACCTCCTCCAGGCATTGCAGTAGTAGTTGCTACAACAACTCTTCCCCTAAGGTCTGGAGTTCCATTAGCACCATTACATAAAAATATTCTATCCCATTCACCTATACCAGCACCTGATCCATCAAAATTACCTAGACTTCCAAAGTAAGGGGTAGCAGAAAACGGAACCATTCTGTTGTTAATTGCAGTTTGTTGTGGGTTACCATTTAAATAGTTTTCAATGTACGTATTTATATCTGAAATTGCAACAAAAGTATTATCTGCATATGTGATAAAATTATTTAATTGTAAAACTATTGCACAAACTTTATTAATTACAGCTTGAAGAACAGCCTGAGTATCTGTACTTGTAGTAGCTTGATCAGTAAGACCTGGAACTGAAATACAGTTTAACACATATGGCTCACTAGGTAGTTCTTCTTCAATAACACTTATAGTTGCTTCCACTTGACACAATGATTCAATTATAGCCTCTAAATAATTATTTAAAGATAAGGGATTACAATCATCTAAATTACTTTCAACAGTTGGACATATTATCGCTGGTGGAATTACAGGAAATATTCCTGTTCCATCAAGAGTTGATGATAAATAAGTTATTAGAGATTGTTCTACAAACGATAGAGAGTCTCCATGTTTTATTCCTAAGACAGGGACATCTACCCCTGTATATTTAACGCATTTGTCTGAAGATACTTCAGTACATCCGTTATAGCAATTTGAGCAGTTATTTGACATGATGTTTTATATTTTATATTTTAAGGTGTACAAGAGTTATTTAATGTATTGGTTAATCCTGCTTGGTAATATGTTTTACCATCACAGATTTGAGTTCTGAAACTACTTCCTCCAGGTTCTGTTATATATTCCATAGTATTTGTTTTAACAGTATATTGATTTACAGCTGCAGCATCCCACCATTGAATTCCTAACTGTTCAGCAATTTTATCTATTCTACAAACATAAAATACTGTACTACATGAATTTACTCCTGGTGTACCACTACAACATGCATTACCTTGGTCTGCTACAGGCATTGATCCTATAATACAGTTACCAGCAAAAAGTAGGCCTATTAATTTCTTAACACCGTTAAATTCAGAATATACAGCAGAACCTGAATCTCCTTGCAAACCTGGGTTAAAGCATCCTGGTTGTTGAGATGTATTATCATCATCACTTGGTCGAATTACAGCAATAATATCATTATAACCTACAGGTCCGAGCGAAGTTCCTACATTTGGTAAATTTACAGATCCTGCATTTACTTTTAGAAAACCACAGACTCCTTTACCTCTAGCTCCTGAAGTTCTTCCTGATGACCAAATCTGTGGATTAGAATTAAATATATCATCTAACTCAGCTGTTGTAGCAAATGGAGGGTTTTGATTATATACAACACTTTCAAGACCTATAGGTACCCAAGATGCATACTCTCCAGTACTAGGATTATTTACATTTTCAATATCTGTCCAATTTACAGAATATATTGCAGCATCCACTTGATTAACAAATCCTGAAGAAGCCAAGTAAATTGGAGCATATCTTACACTTATCCCCACTTCATTAACAGGTTGAGTATAACCACCAGCTGCCTCTGTAGCTTGATATATTCTATTTATTGGATCGTAATCATTTTCTACAGTAATTGCAACTAAATTTCTACCACTTGTGTATGTAGCATTTTCTATAGTTACATGATTATTAGTAAGTGCTACTATAGCTCCTGACGCTATATCTTGTACAAATGTTCCTAATGTACCAACACTTGGATAATTATTACCACTAGCCATTGTTATTCCTCCCCTTAGAGGTCTAGTAAATTGTCTGTTGGTAAATTGTCCAGAGTTAGATCCATTCCACCCCCCACAAGTTGTACAACTAAAAAGTTGAACTGGAGACTGTTGTATTATATCTATCTTAATAACTGTATCACCTACAGTAACTTCACTTGGTATCATTTCATCAGAAGATAACTCTTCAATTGGTTTCTTTTCAGTAACTCCAATTACAATAGCAGAATCTCCTGTAACTTTACCAGCAGAAACCTTTTGACCTAGTCCAACGGAAACAATAGTAGTATTACCTTTTGCAAAGGTTTTTGCTACATCATCTATTTTATCTTTTATTTCTTTTGTTAGTTTCATAATATTATGAGTTTATTTCTGATTCAAACCATGTCCAAATTGTCTTGGTTCCTGATAGGTTAGGAGTAGTAGTTGTTGTAGTTGTATCTTCAGTAAATTTCGTAAGACCATCACTTATTCTACATTCTAATCTACTTCCAAAATCAGCAGCTCCACCGCTTGTAAATTCAACTGGTGCTTGCCCTGAAGGAACTACGCTCCAAATACTTGTATTTACATCAAGTCTCCATAAATTATTTAGTGAAGGATCTATAATTAAATCTGGTCTTGTAGATATGTATATATATTCTCCAATCATTCCTATAGATGCAGTGCCTTTAATACCTGTTGGTAAATTTATAGTTCCTTCTAATGCACCTGTCAGGTAATCAAATTGTTTTAGGTTTCCAGTATCTGGCATACTTGCACCAAATGGAAGACTTGGAGAAATTAGTTTATTTGGTGTTACCCCATCTTCTTTGAATGTAAGAAGTACATCTCCTGTAAGTCTAAAATCAGTGTTCTCCCACTTTTCAGTAATTTGCAATTCTGTAGTTCCTTCAATAATTTCTACTTCTAAAACTTTACTTTCAATAGCATTTTGCCAAAGTGCTACAAATTTAGTATCACTTATTGCTTCCATGGTATTAGTGAATTGTGCCCACTCAGTTGGATATGTATAGAAAATTTCATCCCATGTAACATTTTCAGGAACACCATTAGTTCCTAATGTGTATCCGTATCTTGTTATATCACCTGGTAAAAAAGAGAAGTTATCCAAATCAGCAATTAAATAGTTTTCACTAACTGCAAAATTAGGATATGACATATAGCTACCTGGTGGTAATACTATTTCTTGTCTTACAAATGATATAGGATTCCAAGCATATATTCTATAAAATCCTCCAAACCCAGGATAACATACTCCTGGATTACCTGAACATGCTGTTAAAGTACTAGAATCAGGATAAATTAGAGTACAATCTAGAGGTGGTGTGCTACAACCTAACCAAACAGGTCCACCTGCACCTCCATTTGTACCACTTAAAGT